CATGATCGATAGTTTTATAAATTTTATAATTAAAGTATTACTTGTATTTGGAGCAGGAGGTCTATTATTAGGCCTCTTTTTTACTTTAGAACTTTTATTTGGATCGCATATATGTCATTAAGCAAACAACAAATGATGGAGGCAGTTGAAGCTTTTAACAAGACAGGCAGTGAAACAAAGGCAGCAGAGTTATTAGGTATTAAACGAGCTTGTTTACAGGGTAGATTAAAAGCAGCCAAGTTAGCAAACCTATTTAAAGCACTACCACCTGAAATACAAATTCCACCTGAAATAGCACTAAAAGATAAAATAAGAACTCTAGAGGCTCAAATAGCATCATTTAATCGTGATGTATTAAGTGAGAATTATGTTAAATCTAAAATTCTAAAAATGGTTGATAAAAAGCCGTCTATTCCTAGCTGGCTATTAAAACCTACATCTAGCAAGTCCGCTCCAGGCGTGCCGACCTTATTTGCTTCAGATTGGCATTGGGGAGAGAATGTAGACCCTAATCAAATCAACAACGTTAATTCATATAATATGAAAATAGCCCACAAACGTGCCAAACGCATGATTGAAGTGGCTATTGATCTATTAAACAACCACATGGTTAATCCTAAATATCCAGGCATAGTATTTGCCCTAGGCGGCGATATGGTGTCAGGTGACATACACGAGGAATTAATGGCTACTAACGACGCAGAGATTATGCCTGTGGTTATTGACCTATTTGGCGTGTTAATTTGGTGTATTGAAAGCCTAGCTAATCAATTTGGCCGCGTCTTTGTTCCATGCGTAGGCGGTAATCATGGCCGTAATACCCACAAAATTAGAAACAAAGGCCGTAATTTTACATCGTTTGATTGGTTAACTTATCAATTCCTAGCCAAACACTTTGAGTCGGATAAACGAGTATCTTTTTTAATACCTGACGGCCCTGACGCTATCTATGCCGTTTACAATCATAAATACTTATTAACCCACGGCGATCAGTTCAGAGGCGGTGATGGCGTTATTGGTGCGCTAGGCCCTATCATACGAGGTGACCATAAAAAGCGCTCTAGGAACGCACAAATAGACATGGAATACGACACTATGATTATAGGTCACTTCCACCAACTGATTCAATTAGAGCGTTTGATTGTGAACGGATCGCTCAAAGGATACTGTGAATATGCTTATAGTAATAACTTTGGCTTTGAGCCACCACGTCAAGCTTTATGGATAACGCATCCACATCATGGCATAACATTCTCAATGCCTGTTAACGTAGATGTATCATTTGAAAATTCAGATAAATCCGAATGGGTCAGCTGGAAAGGATAATATGGACTTTAACAACATAAATATTAATGCACTTACTTCAACTTATTCCGTTATAGAATATGTGGTTCAAAAGCAAGAAAAATATCCCACCGAGTTACCTAGAGAAAAAAAAGAAAAGATTGATAAAATAGCAAAGGAAGATTTTTATAAAGATGATCCACATAAAGATATGTGGGACAAAAATTGGATATATAAAAAATGACACTTTTAAACGCTAAATATATTGCAGCCCTTTATTCAGCGTTTAGACTTATGCCTCCCTTTGACCGATACGATTTACCAACCGCTTCAAAAATAGAATGGAAAATAATTAACGACCCTGCAGCATACGGTTATTTTCATTGTGACCCACATTTAAAAATAGAGATATCAAAAGGCCGTTGTTTGCACTTTTCTACCGTAAGTGAAACGTTATTGCATGAAATGTGTCACCTAACCCTTTATTCCAAAGGTTATAAGCACTGGGACGCCCATGGCGCGACTTTTTACAAGCTGGCGGACAAAGTATCCAACCTTTATGGATTTGACCCTAAAAGGCTATAACGTGCGTTTTAGGGCTATATATTACTTTTATGGAGGAATTTATGAGTAAAGTAGATGAAATTTTAAAGAATAGGGACAGTATTCATGGTGATTTTCAAAAAGTAGCTGAAACTGCCCAGCATTTAAAAGCCGTTATAGCTGAAGGTGAAAATCAATTGCCTTTGGATATGAATGAGTCGCTAGATTTAATCTGCACTAAAATAGCTAGAATAGCAAATGGAAATTTTGAGGAAGTTGATCATTGGTTAGACATAGCAGGGTATGCTCAACTTATAGCTAATAGATTAAGTAAGAAATAATGATTTTACTGATTGTTTTGCCAGCATAAACAAGTAATCTTATATTCACAGGCAAATAGCTTGGATTTAATAAGGATATATATTATGTGGACTAAACCAGCAGTTACAGAAATGAGATTTGGTTTTGAAGTTACTATGTATGTTATGAATAAATAGTAGCTTTAAAAGGTGGATAGCGTTCCTCAGAAAAACATATCCAATTAAGAAAGGGCAGAAATGCCCTTTTTTATTTACCAATAGCAAATGATATATTCTAAAGCCAAATGTAGAGGCAAATAGCACATACATATAAGGCTAATGCTAATAGTAAACGCCACAAACACGTCAAAGTTATTGTCCACTATTTCTTGTGAGCTTTGCTCATAGGCATTTTTTCATGTGCCTTTAAGTCTTTAGCAAGCTTTTCAACTTTAGCTTTTTCTTTTTGCCAATCTTTCATCATTTGCATTTCTTTTTGTTCGTGACGAATAGAAGGTTCACATTTTTCTAATTTCATATTTGTTGCCATAATTACTCCTTAAAAGTTCTAGTTCCTGATTTATCAATAATTAGTTTTTGTTTTCTTGGGTTTTCTTTATTAAAGGCAATATGAACCCAGCGGTCAAATTCCAAAATAAGTTGATCATAAACAATATCACTATCCATAATACGAATAACAATGTCACGAGGACTACCATAGGCAGGGCAAACAAAATCTGCAGCCAAACCTTTAGTATGTGCGCTAGTAGGTCTGCTTCCAAGTTTTGCATTGACGAGAGGACTACGATAACCGCTGTTAATGTGCATAGGTTTACCAAGTAAAGACCTCACTTTTTCTAAATTATCAGCCAAAAATTTAAGGTTATTTAATATGACAGGATCGTCAGGCATATTGTCTATGTTATGACGATCAGCTATTTCCGAGTCATATAACTCTTTTAAAGTAAAATGAGGCGTTAGCTTCATTTAATTTTAATTTTTTCAAACGTTCTTAAAGTTCCCATGCCTAGTAAACCTAAAAGCACAGTTAGAAGAGTATCCATTTGAAAAGGCACAATAATTGGTTGCTGTCCGAATAACATGAGAAAGTAGTTGAATAAGGGTAAGATAACAAAGTGAAGTCCGAAGGCCACAGAACATATCCAACCCACAGATGGCCTCCAACCTGATTTAAAAAAACTGTCAGATTGTGCTTCAATAGCATTAACTTTAATTTGTTCAATGGCAAGTTGAAACTCCTGGCCTGCTAATAGTGTCTGTAATTGTTCTTGTGCTTCTTTGCGTTTGTTAGTATCAGGAATAACCTTTTCTAATACTGTGCCTACAATACCAACAACTGAATCTATAATGCTCATATTTTTTTATCCGCTTTAGAATCTAGTTTGTCAAAGAGTTTTTCTAATATGCTTTCAATCTTATCAAAACGTGCATTTATATCAACTTTCTTTACATAATGCTCTGATACATTTAATTCTAAATCTGATACATCTTGTTTTAGTTTTTGTGTGGCATCCCACAACTCACGTGCAAACCAACCAATAACCGTTAAACCTGCACCAATTAATATATTAAATAAAGATTGAAATTCCATAACTAATTCCTATGATTTCATTATGTATGCAAGTGAATAGTAAGGTGGCAAGTTAGCATTAGTGCCACTTGTTCCAGCTGCGGTGTTAGTTGTAGTTGTAGCAACTGTAATGCCTGTTGTTGCTGTAGATACATTACTTGTAGATGAACCACGATACGCAGGTTGAGCTCCACCGCCACCAATAGCATCTGCTTCTGCGTAAGGAACAGTGTGGAAATGGCCTGGGTCAGTAACTACAGATGTAGATGTTGCAGTATGGTTGTGAGATACCACAATTGAATCTGCACTACCACCTGTGGCATTAACAGCATAGGTGCTGCCTGAACCGACAATAAATCTGTTTCTTAAATCAGGTGTGCCGTTTGTGCCGTCACATAATAAATAACCTGTTGGAATAGAACCAATAGAGCCTGACCATAAAAGAATCATGCCTGAAGGCACAGTAGATGTTGATGTAGGAATAGTTCCTAAAATGCCGTAAATGTTGTCGTAGGTATAGATTAAAACATCATTAGCGTCTGTTAAAACTAGCTTGTAATTAAACCCATAAGTTAACCATAACTCGTCAGGAAGTTTACCGTCAGAACCTAAAATAATAGGATTAGTGTGGGCGATGTTTCCATTAATAGTTGTATATGCTGCAAGTGGAGTAGATGAGCCAGCTTGATAGGTATATAGCTTACCACCTGCCAATGGTATTCCTGTTGTGCCTAAAAAGCTTATTCCGTTGCCTATTGGTGATAGATTAACTGACATTTTATTTTCCTATATCTGAAAGTTTTGTTTTTGGTTTAGGGTTTAGTGATTTTTTAACTTCTTTAGCCATTTTTCTTTGGCTTAATACTTGTGCAGCTGGTTCTACAACAGCGCCAACAACAGGTATGCGTCTTATTAATTCACCACCATATTGTTTGGCCATTGAACCTAGAGCTGTTGCAGTATTAGATTCATTTACAAAAGAACCACGAGGTCTAGCTTCTACAATTTTTGCAACTTCCGCTAAATCTTGTAGTTGTTTTGCATTTTCACCAAATAAAGCGTCTAATTTTTTATTTACATCAAGATTACCAATTTCTTTTTGAAATTTAGCTGTGCTAAAGTTTCCGCTAGCATCAGTAGAATTTCTAATAATATAGTCCATAGTGCCTGAACGTAAATGTTCTAAAGCAATAGGGTCATCTTTTAGTAAATCAATTGATTTTATAAAGTCTGCATTTTTTGATCTAATAACAAAGTTTTGTATAAAGTCTTTGCTATCTGCAGATTCATTTAAAACCTTGCTATATAAAGGATTTGATTTTTCAAGATCAAAATCTGCTTTTGCAGTTTTTCTAGCGTTATCAGCTAAACCTTTTAATACAGCGTCACCTTCTTGCATAGGT